AAAATTGGAGACTGAAATGAAATCACAGAAATTTAGGTTATTAGAATGGTTAAAGAAGCGCGGCAGTGTCACTCGCATCCAGGCCTACGAGAAGCTTGGAATATTTGAGTTGAGCCGCCGGTTGTCAGAGTTACAGGCTGATGGCCATATCATAGACCGAGGCTTGCGGGTGTATGTTAAGAACCGGTTCGGAGAAAGCATCCGGGTCAGCAAAGCTTTCCTTATCAAGGCAAAATACTGATATAATCGCAACTACTGGGAGTCACGATCCCAGCATTCACACGGAGCATCAAATGCAAATTCTTAGTATCTTTTGTGGTCGGTCATGGGCTTTAGCCTGTTACTCCGTGCTGTCTATTACCCTGGTTGGTCGTTCCAACCCCGACCACAAAGGATATTAATTATGACATGGGAATCTGTAAATCTGTTAGAAAATAGACGCAAACTTCCAATTGTTTCATGCTGTTACGTTATTTATTTCGATGGCGAATTGAAATATATTGGCTCAACTAACAGCCTTAGAAATAGATTTAGTGGACACTCCATACGTTACGGTTACGGAAAAGAACTTATAACGCCATGGGGTGAATTTTCTCAAGATACAAACATCATCATAAAATATAAACCATCTACAAAATACGGAGATTGGTTGATGAGAGAATGCAGGCTTATAAAGCGCATACAGCCTTCCTTTAATCAGAAATTAAAAGGGGGCAAGAATGCACTTCTTTGAATGGAACATTGGCGAGTACGCTAAAAAAACACAACACCTCACAAACGAAGAGGATTTGGCATATCGGCGCGCGCTTGAGATGTATTACGATTCAGAAAAGCCACTGCCAACCGATGGGTTAGCGACCCTTAGCCGCCGGTTACGGGTAGATCAACAGGCGCTTCAAAATGTATTGTCAGAGTTCTTTCCGGGTGGTGTAAACAAACACGCCGAGGAAAAGATTGCGGCATATTATACCTACATAACCAAGCAGTCTACCAACGGAAAGCTAGGCGGGAGGCCAAAGAGAACCCAGGCCAAACCCACCGATAACCCAAAAGAACCCAGTGCTAAGCCATTACTAACCACTAACCAAGAACCATTAACCAATAATAAAATACATACGCATCTATCGATGCTTCTCGATGTTGGAGTTGAAAATCAAATAGCAAAAGACTGGCTATCAATAAGAAAGATCAAAAGACTTCCTCTTACAGAAACCGCATTTGATGCTATTTCCAAAAAGATTCTGGGTGCCGGGCTGACAATGAACGCCGGTATAAAGATTTGTGTTGAGCAGGGGTGGGCTGGTTTTAGTGCGGACTGGCTTGCAACGGTGCCAGAGTTGAAGTTAAAGGGTCCTCATGTGAACTGGTACGACACAGAAGAAGCAACGCACGAAAGAGCAAGACGGGAAGGAGTAGAAATAATTGATGATCTTAGACTATTACGAGTGAGGTTAAACGATGTTATACAATCAAAGAGGAAGTGAACCGGAGAGCAGGCCGTTTGTTAATTGCTCTGTTGGATCGTGCAGGGGAAGTGCAATACTTGTAGTTAACAAATTAAATGTCTGTAGGGAGCATTATGAGAACTTTCATACAAGCGAGGCGTTGAAGTGGAATCAAAAAATGGGTCTCGATACCGTGGATAAGAGAAAGGATTTTGTATCTACAAATATCAGACAGACAATTAAATCAATCAAAACAACTGGAGTATAAAATGGCCTCTGAAAATTTTGCATGGATAACAAGCCACGAGATCGCTTTTCTGAATAAGCTTGGGACCTGGAGTCCTAACACCAGGGTGAGGGGGAAGTCTAAGCCACAGCTAGTCGAAGAATACATGAATACTATTTTTAAACGCGAGAAATGGGGTGACATAGACAAGGAAAGGGTCGAGGACCACTGTCTCAACATGATCGTAGGACGAACGAGTTGATTCACTGGCCTGGTCGTAAGTTTGAAATCGTGTCGGAGTCGGTTATAACGGTTCATCCCGACCCATTGCCAAAGAAGAAGGGGGATAGATCAAGGGTCTACCCTCCTTCATTCCAGTACACAGCAGTCAAAACAAAAGAGGTTAAAAATGAAAGACGAAATAAGCCCGTTCAAGGCACTCGACTATCTTCGAGACAACGCTGAGGAGTATGGGAGGTGTAAAGCAAATGTGATTTATCTCCAGGAGTTCCGGAAATCCAAGAAGAGTCTGCTTATGAACCAGTTGGATCTGAAGACTGAGTCTGCGAAAGAGTCTTTTGCTTATGCTCATGAGGAGTACCAGGATCACCTTGCTGCCATCCGTGTTGCCATCGAGCAATACGAAACAATGAGGTGGATGATGATCGCAGCCCAGGCCAAGATTGATGTATGGAGATCCCTGGAATCCAGCGCCAGGATGCTCGACAAAGCAGTAACATGACCAAGTATTGTATGCAATGCCGGAGAATAAAAGACTATAGTAACCCTCCGCTCTGGGCAACCAAGCTGAATAAGTGGGGCAAGGTCACCCGTAAGATCTGCCCCGACTGCGTTGCCGGTGCCAAGAAATACACCATCCCAGGGAAGTATGAAAGGGCATAAGAAGTGCAAAGTCTGCAAGGTGGAGTTCATACAGGCCAAGCCATTGCAAGCAGTTTGTGGGTTCGGATGCGCTATCGAGTTGAATCTAATCAACCGCCAGAAGAAAGAAAACAAAGAAAAGAAGGAAAAGAACGCGGAGATTCGTAAAGCTCGGGCAGCTATTAAAGATAAAGACCGCAGGGCATGGCTTAAAGAGGCCCAGGTTGCGTTTAATAAGTGGATTAGGGTCAGAGATAGGGAGTTGCCTTGCATCTCGTGTAATCGCTTCCACGGCGGCCAGAACCATGCCGGTCATTATCTCCCGACCTCCACCAGATCATCTCTCAGATTCCACCCGGACAACGTCCACCTTCAGTGTCAGCCGTGCAACTGCCATCTGCATGGTAATATCGTACCGTACCGACAGGAGTTACTGAGGAGAATCGGTGCCGAGCGGTTAGAATTTCTGGAAGGGGTCCATCAATCAAAATACTGGTCCATCCAAGAGTTGAAGGAGATTAAGATTAAATACACTCAACTTATAAAAGGATTGGATGATGAGCGATGAAGCTGATTTAGGTAACGAACAGATGGAAAAGGATCTCGATTACGCACTGAGGGTGGCAAGAAAACCCTTGAGACCTGGACGGGCCGGTGACTGCGACATTTGTGGGGAGTGGAGCGGTAGGTTAATCGAGGGAGCTTGTTCATATTGCAGGGAAAAGTACAAATTACCTTGAGACATTCTGTCGGACAAAACTGTAACTATAGATTCGAGCATCAAAATCAGGTCTGAATCTATAGTGCTATCTGCCTTGTGTAATGAAGGCAACAGTGTAAAATGAAGCTGTACTCATGTTCGTACGGCGGGAATGGCTTATGGGAAACCGTATCGCACCTCCAGAATTGATTTGGGCAATCAAATTAATAAGCAATGCCCCCCATCTTGGGTGATAAGCCTGGTAAATATGTAGCAGTGAACGAATTTGGCTGGAGAATTGGCCAGGATCATCATAATTCCAAATTGAGTAATGATGACATCGATCACATCCGAGACCTCAGAGAGGATCTAGGGCTGAGTTACTCAGAAATTGCCAGACGTTATTCAATATCCGTGGCGGGAGTCCAAAAGATTTGCAACTACACCCGCAGATCCCAATCAATAGATCACTTCAAGAAAATATCATGACAACTAAAGAAAAGTCCGGAGAGAAGAATCCAGTGGGTAGACCATCCACCTTTACAGCAGAGATGGGCAACTTAATCTGTGAGCGCATGGAGACCGGTGAAAGCTTGCGATCCATATGCAAAGGCGATGAATTTCCTCACGTTGGACAAGTTATAAAATGGCTGGCAAGTAATGCGAACATAGAATTTCGTCTACAGTACGCTCACTCTCGCCTTGTGGGGCTTGAGGTTATGGCTGATGACACATTGAATATCGCCGATCAAGAGCCTGTTAAGCTGGCTGACGGGAGGATCGATAACGCCGGGGTCCAGCACCAGAGACTGCGAGTTGATACTCGGAAATGGATACTCTCCAAGCAATTGCCGAAGGTCTACGGCGACCGGACGATCCTTGCTGGTGACGAAGATGCGCCCCTTAATCCTCTGACGAACAACGAACGGGCGGCCCAGGCTGCTAAGATCATCAACGAAGCGGTCGAAAGGTCGAAGCTTGATCAAGATTGATCCAGACATTCTAAAGTTTCTAACTCCGGAAGAGCTGGCCGAACTGGACCAGTTGCTTCAAACAGACACTGTTGTATGGAGACCACTGCCTGGCCCGCAGTCCATGGCATACCACTCTAAGGCTGACATTATTGGATACGGTGGCGCAGCCGGTGGAGGTAAGACGGATCTAGCGGTAGGAAAGTCTCTCACCAAACACCAGACAGTTGGCATCTTCCGCATGAACGGCACCGAGTTGACCGGCGTGATCGACCGATTCACAGATCTGCTGGGCAATAGGATAGGATTTAATGGAAAGGACAATATCTGGAGGTTAAAGAGACCTGATGGCCAGCGGGTCCAGGTAGAGTTCTGCTCCTTCCCAAACCCTGGCGATGAGAAGAAATATCAAGGTAGGCCCCACGACCTCCTTGTGTTCGATGAAGCCGCGAACATGAGGGAGGATCAGGTCAGGTATGTGATGGGATGGTTACGGACCACCAAACCAAACCAATCCTGCCAGGCACTGCTTACATTCAACCCTCCCACCACTGCCGGTGGCCGGTGGATCACTCGGTACTTTGCTCCATGGCTAGATAAGACCCATCCAAATCCAGCCAAGCCTGGTGAACTCCGGTGGTATGCAACAGTTGGCGGCAAGGATCTTGAGGTGGTAAGCGGGGAGCCATTCGACCTGGATGAAGAGCGCATAACTCCGCAGTCTCGGACATTCGTCCCATCCAGAATCGGTGACAATCCATACCTATTGAACACTGGATACATGGCACAGTTGCAGTCTCTGCCAGAACCGCTACGATCTCAGATGCTGAATGGTGACTTCCAGGCTGGGATTGAAGATAACCCATGGCAAGTGATTCCCACAGAATGGATCGATCAAGCCATGAAGCGGTGGAGGAGGCCGGAGAAGCTTGCTCCAATGGACTCGATTGGTGTCGATGTGGCCAGAGCGGGGAAGGATAAGACTCTCCTGGCTCGAAGGCACGGAATGTGGTTCGATGTTCCAATGGTCTATCCTGGATCCGCAACTCCTGACGGGCCAACAGTTGCCGGTCTGGTAGTTGGAGCAATGAGAGATCGATGCGTGATTCATATTGATGTGATCGGAGTGGGTGCCAGTCCATACGATTTCCTATCTGAGTCGAGACTTCAAGTCATTGGTGTTAATGTATCGGAGTCCGCCCTGGGATTGGATAAGTCGGGAAGACTGCGGTTCAAGAACCAGCGTTCAGAACTCTACTGGAGGATGCGAGAGGCTCTAGACCCGGCAAACAATACTGGGATATGCCTACCACCAGACTCTGGCTTGCTGGCTGATCTGGCTGCTCCAACATGGAAGCTGGTTGGAAGTACGGTTTATGTATCAAGCAGGGAGGAGATCATCGAGAAGATCGGTCGGTCACCTGATTACGCATCGGCCTATGTACTGGCATTGATGGACACTCCGAAGCGGCACATTGTGATGGAACTGGGGAATTACAAAGGAAGGAAAGAATATGACCCGTACCAAAAAGAAGAATCAAGTATCCGTAACTAATTCAAGCCATGCAAATATGGCAATTAGGACTGGATCGGCCCCATCGCAAGATAAGATTCGAGAGATGGAGGTTGAGATACTAAAAGCGCCGCAGATAGATGTTGGTACTACGCACCTGATCCATGCTGGAATGTACGCCAGGACTGTAAGAATACCGGCAGGCGCTGTGGTTACCGGAGTCCCGATGAGCGATGATCATGTGTGCATTATCTCTGGAGATATCACGTTTACGGCAGGCGCTGATGTGATCCGGCTCACTGGATATAATGTCATCCCGGCCTCGAAAGGGCTGAAGCGAATTGTTTACGCTCATCAGGAAACTAGTTGGACAGCTATATTTAAAAGTGGCGCAACAACTGTAGACGAAGCCGAAGTAGAGATGTCTGCTGAATATGACAAACTGCAATCAAGGGGGGCCGGAAAATGTCTGGAGCAGTAGCAGCAGCAATATATACCGCAGCAGCGGTTGGTGCGATGACTATGGGTTATTCAATCTATGCTGGCCAGCAGTCCGCTGCTCAACAGAAAAAGCAAATGGCAATGCAACAACAACAACAAGATGCCCAAATTGCACAACAAAAGGCGCAGATGAAGCTTAGTGAGGAAGCCACTAACCAGGCAAATCAAAAGGCTCCGGATACTGGAATACTACAGAAGGAAAAGATGGCCGCCCTGCAAGGTGTCGGAGAGACGATGCTCACCGGCCAACTTGGAATTCCTCAAGAGAAACTAAATTTAGGTAAAAAGACCACGCTACTAGGAAGCTAATGCAAACGATTGCGTTGGAAGATGCTGACGAGAAGTACGAAGAATTAAAAGAACTGTACGAAGAGCATTACACTGAGACTTGTGTAAGGTTAAGAGAGATTGGAGTTGATCTGCCTCCATACAATCCAAGGCTTGGAGAGTATAAGAGGGCCGCGAATGCTGGTGCAATGATCTCAATAGTTGCGAGGAATGATGATAAACCTATCGGGTATTTTAATATTTACATCACATTGGATATGCAGAACCAAGACCTGGTTTGTTCAGAAGCTGGCCTCTTTGTATCGAAAGATTGTAGAAATGGTATCGGCAAGAAGCTGATAAAGTTTGGACTGGACGAGATGAGATCTCGCGGGGTCAAGAGATACTACGCAAGTGCGGTAACTGATTTGAGAACGGCCAAGTTGTGGGAGAGAATGGGTTTTAAGCATTACTCTCACTCGATGTTATTTAATTTCGCAGGAGAATAATATGTGTTTCGGTGGAATGCCCCCAATGCCAGCAATGCCAGAGGCTCCAAAAGTTATCGATCAGACACAGGTCAAGCAGAATGCATCGGCTGCCACTACAACCTCCAGGACAAAGCAAGAGGAGATGGCTGCTGGACAAGGAACAATGCTTACAGAGGGCGTTGGAGTCGATCCAAATACCCTGGTACTTGGAAAGAAAACACTACTCGGCGGTTAACTTAAAGGAGAATTATTATGTGCGGTCCATCCCCACCCCCATATGTACCACCAGCACCAGTCGCTCCAGTCATCGATCAAAGCCAGGTAAAGCAGAATGCTGCTGCATCTAGCCAAGCATCCGGCACTCAACAAGCGGCAACCGGTCAAGGCGGCGGCTCAACCATGCTCACTGAAGGTATGGGCATTGATCCAGCAAGCCTAGCACTTGGAAGAAAATCTCTATTGGGTGGTTAAATGGCGAAGATAAAGACTCAGGCACCAAGAAACACTCCGCTTGAAATACCAAAGCGCGAAAAACTATTAACTCGCTGGGGTCAACTCAAGAGTGAACGGGCTTCTTGGTGGAGTCATTGGCAAGAGATCTCATCCTACATACTCCCAAGGTCCGGGCGATTCTTTGTTCAAGATCGAGACAAGGGTTGGCGCAGACACAACAATATCTATGACAACACCGGCACTCGCGCTCTAAGGGTTCTGGGCGCCGGGATGATGGCAGGTGCTACCTCACCAGCCCGTCCATGGTTTAGACTCGCCACAAGCGATCCTGAGTTGAATAACTACGCTCCAGTGAAGATTTGGTTGAACGATGTAACCAAGCTGATGCAGATCATCTTCCAGAAGTCCAATACCTACCGTGCATTGCACCAGATGTACGAGGAACTCGGAGCATTCGGAACTTCAGCCAATATTATTCTCCCTGACTACAAGAATGTAATTCATAACTATCCCCTGACAACAGGGGAATTTGCTATCGCAACCGACTACCAAGGCACGGTCTGCACCTTGTACCGTGAGTTTGAGAAGACTGTGGCGGAGTTGGTCAAAGAGTTTGGGTACGAGAACTGCTCAACAAGCGTACAGAATATGTTTGATCGCGGATCTCTCGACCAGTGGGTGACGATCATCCATGCAATCGAGCCTCGTGAAGACCGTGACAGTCGCAAAAAAGATTCAAAGAATATGCCATTCATGTCCGTCCACTTTGAAATTGGTGGAAATCCTGACCAGTATCTGCGTGAGTCTGGCTATAAAGTGTTCCCGGCAGTGGTGCCTAGATGGTCCACGAGTGGTGGCGATATCTACGGTGGATCACCGGCAATGGAAGCTCTGGGCGATGTAAAGCAGTTGCAGCATGAGCAACTACGCAAGGCGCAAGGTATCGATTACAAGACAAAGCCACCTCTTCAAGTACCATCTAGCATGAAGAACCGTGATGTCGAGACCCTTCCTGGCGGGATAACATTCGTTGACCAAGTCAATGCCGGTGGAGGAATCCGTACAGCGTTCGATGTAAACCTAGACCTATCTCACCTATTGGCAGACATACAAGATGTGCGTGAGCGCATTCGTGGCGCGTTCTATGCCGATCTTTTCCTTATGCTTGCATCTGCAACCGACACCAGGATGACTGCAACTGAGGTTGCTGAGAGACATGAAGAGAAGTTATTGATGCTTGGGCCGGTTCTTGAGCGGCTACATAACGAGCTGCTAGAGCCATTGGTCACTTTAACTTTTGATCGCATTGTTGAGGCCGGTATCCTCCCAACTCCACCACAGGAGTTGCAGGGAGTGGACCTTAATATTGAGTTCGTATCCATGCTGGCCCAAGCTCAACGTGCAATCGGCACCAATTCTGTAGATAGATTTGTAACTGGCCTGGGGAATATCGCCCAGATCAAGCCGGATGTTCTCGATAGGTTCGACTCAGACCAATGGGTTGACGTTTACTCAGATATGCTGGGGGTTGATCCTCATCTGGTAGTCTCTGGTGAACAGGTCGCAATAATTAGACAAGGAAGGCAAGAGGCAATGGCAGCGCAGCAGCAAGAAGCGCAAGCGCAGCAAACATCTCAGACCATTAAGAATCTTGCCCAGTCTCCAACACAAGATCCGAATGCTTTGACAAACGTGATTGATATGTTCAGCGGTTATAACACCCCACAAGGAGGTTGAAATGGCAATGATTAATATGAAGAGCAAGCCTGAGATGGAAGAGATGCCGGGAGAGATGGAGGGAGATGCTCCAGAATATCCGTATGGTCTGTGTCTGCATCTTGGTACTGATGAATTAGAAAAACTAAATATCACCACGCTGCCAGAAGTTGGCTCAACGATGATGCTTCATGCCAATGTATACGTTAAATCAACAAGCTCATACGGTACACAGGGTGGCGGCAAAGATATTAAAGTAGACCTTCAGATTACGGACATGGAGATCTTGCCAGCAGAAGGTAAGTCAGACAATACCACCATGGCTGCAATGCTTTACGGTCCACAGGTGACCTCAAACGGAGGTTAATAATGGCTGTCTTTATGAAGCAAGGTGGTCAATGGCTTTATGACCACTCAACTTTAGACATTGTTGGAGTTAAAGATCCTGACGGAAGCGAGTTCTTCTTTGCTAGAACATCAAGATTCGGATCTTTCTTTGACACTACAAACCAAAACGGAGCCGCTGACACAGCCAGGTTGATGACATTTGATAATTCGGACGCAGCGAATACCGGGGTATCGATGGCATCTAACTCAAAATTCAGTGTTAATAGGGATGGTGTATACAACTTCCAGTTTTCCGCTCAATTTGTTAATGAAGATACCAAAGGTAATGATGTAAGTGTTTGGTTCGCTAAAGGCACTACAGGTGCATCAACAGCGATCCCGAATAGCGGCACATTAATATCAATAGCATCAACTCACGGCGGCATTCATGGGCATACAATTGCCGCTTGGAATATATATATACCCATGGTTGTTGGGGAATACGTTGAACTGTATTGGTCTAAAACTAGCGTTGATGTTTCCCTACTTGCTATTGGAACCCAGACATCTCCAACCAGGCCAGCGGCTCCATCGATTATTCTTACAATAAATGAAGTAACTTAAAGGAGGTTGCCATGAAAGGTAAAAGCAAAAAGCCACCAAAGCCGCCAAAGTATTGAAGAGAACTATCCGTAACTATTTAATATAGGTTTAAATTAGGAAATGAGCAGCTACGATCCATTAGATACACGAGACCAGGACCGCGCAAAGTCTGATAAAGAGGTGCGCGATAGAATGGAATCTGAGAATGAGTCGATAGATATTAAGTGGCTCATGGGAAACAAAAGGGGCCGTAGGATTATATGGCGGCTTCTGGATCAGTCGGGCGTATTCCGACTATCGTTCAACAGCAACTCGATGACGATGGCTTTCAACGAGGGGCAGAGGAACTTTGGTAATCGTATGCTTGCAATGATCCACACTTTATGTCCAGAGCTTTATCCAGCCATGCTAAAGGAGTCTCAAAATGCAAGAAACAACGATGACGGAATCGGCCCCAACGACCACTGAAAGCCAATCTGTATCGCAAGGTAGCGCAAGCCAGCAACCGCAAGGAAGCCAGCAAGCGCAATCGCAGCAAGCAGCATCAGAGCAAACCCAGCCCAACATTACAGATGGCAAGCAGGGTCAACAAACAAGCCAACAGGCAGATGTCAGATATGGCTCTCCTGAGAACTATGATTTTAAACCTCCAGAGGGTAGGAACTACGACCCAGAAGTAATGAAGGTTTATACCGAAGTGGCTAAAGAGTTGAATTTGTCTCAGGATGCTGCGCAGAAGTTATTATCGAAACTTGGTCCACCTGTCGAGGCCCGTCAGGCTCGTGAGTTGGAGCAGTTGCGTACTGGATGGACTAATGATTCTAAGGCTGACACGGAGTTCGGTGGGGAAAGACTCACAGAAAACCTGGCAATCGCAAAGAAAAGTTTAGATCAGTTTGGTACGCCTGGCTTGCTTTCACTGCTGAATGAATCGGGACTTGGAAATCACCCTGAGATAATCAGATTTTTCTATAGAGCCGGTAAAGCAATTGGTGAAGATAAGTTTGTCGGTGGCGGTCAAGGTGGTAAGAACTCAGCGAAGTCTAATGCTGACTATGCCGCTTCACTTTATCCTACTCAACAACAGCATTAAAAAGGAGATTTAAAAATGGCTACACTATCAAACACGGCCCTAACCCTAGCGGATTGGGCTAAACGTACAGACCCTACCGGGAATGTGCCGGTCGTTGCAGAACTGTTATCACAAAGCAACGAGATCTTGGAAGATGCAGTATTCAAGGAAGGTAACTTACCAACGGGCGAGCGTGTTGTTATCCGTACCGGTCTGCCTACTGTCTATTGGCGAGCATTGAACCAAGGTATTCCAAACAGCAAATCAACCACAGCACAAGTGGATGAAGCTTGCGGTATTCTGGAAGCCCGTTCAGAAGTGGACAAAGACTTGGCGATGCTGAATGGCAATACCAGCCAGTTCCGTCTGTCTGAAGACCAGGCGTTCTTGGAAGCAATGAACCAAACCCAAGCAACGACCTTGTTCTACGGCAATCCTGGTACAGATCCAAAGCAGTTCCTTGGCCTGGCATCACGTTACTCAAGTCTGTCTGGCGGCAACGCACAGAACATTCTGAGCGCCGGTGGTTCTGGTTCAGACAACACCTCTGTTTACTTGGTAGTTTGGGGTGACAACACTGTTTACTGCCCGTTCCCTAAGGGTTCTAAGGCTGGTTTGGTCCATGAAGATCTGGGCGAACAGACCGTCTACAACTCAGATGGCACCCGTATGCAAGCATTGGCCACCCGCTACCAGTGGAAGAATGGCTTGGTTGTTAAGGATTGGCGTTATGTCGTTCGTATCCCTAACATCGATGTCAGCGATCTTATTGGTCAGTCAGGTACTCAAGCTTCCACCGCTGCAACCGCGTTGATTAAATTGATGGCTCGTTCACTGTATCGCATCCCCAACATGAGCATGGGTCGTGCAGCTTTCTACATGAACCGTACTGTTCACTCTGGCCTGGCACTTGCTGCTATGGACAAGAGCCAATACGTTCTGAAGATTGAACAAGGTCTCACCCAATTTGGTCAGCCTGATTCATGGTTGAGCTTCCTGGGAGTTCCACTGCGCCGTGTTGATTCGTTGCTTAACACCGAAGCAGTTGTATCCTAATCTAGATAACAGAGGAGAATTAAAATGATCACAGATGCACTTCTACGGGTTTCAGATGCGCAAGCATTAACGACCACAGCAGTTAGCACCAACACCATTGACCTGGTAACAGCACGGGACATGGGCGAAGGTGCGGCCTTATACTTCAACTTCGCTATGATTACCGCTGCTGTTGGTGGTACTAGTGTAAAATTTGAAGTTATCAGTTCAGCCGCAGCAGCATTGACCTCACCAACCGTTATTGGATCTAGTGATGCAATCGTCACCGCATCCTTGCCGATCGGTACAAATGTTGCTGTGCGAGTAAACCCTGCCTTGGCAAGTTTGGGGCAACGGTATCTCGGTACGCGATACACCATTGTTGGCACATACACTGCTGGCACGGTGACTGCTGATCTGGTTACAGACATCCAAGATGGTAAGAAATTCTACGCATCAGGATTTTCAGTAACATAATTTAAAGGAAACTAGCCA